ATCTGCCGCAGGTAGGACAGCGACACTTCGGCCTGGCACGGCCACATCAGGTGCTTGTCCAGCGCCTCGGCACTCACGCTGGCCACGGCCAGGTCATCCAGGCGAGGCTTCAGATGCTGGGCAATGGCGGATCGGGCGCCGGCCTTGCGCTTCGCTGACAGCGAGCGGTCACGCGCCATGCGGTCGCCGTACCAGTCGAGCAATTGGCCCACGGTGGCCATGCCCGACACCACAGGCGCGGTGGCCGGGTTATGCAGCAGGCGCTGACGCAGCGCAGGCAGCTCGGCAATCACCACGGCCACGGGCAGGTCCGGCCAGCGAGCGACCGGCACCCATTTCTTGCCGCGCACCAGGTGCCAGGTACCGCGCTCGCGGTTACTCCAGAAGCGCAGGTACAGGCCGGGGTGACGCGGGTCGCGCAGGTCACGCACCGACTTGTCGGCGGCCTGGCGGCGTACTTCGGCCTCGCTCAGCTTCACTTCCCGGGTCGCGCTCATGCGGCCACCGTGACGGGCAGCAGTAGGTAGGCGCGGATGGCCTCGACGGCGTCGATGTTGCCCCGGCACACGATGGCCAGGTAGCCCTGGGCGGCGAGCGCCTGCAGGTAAGCATCCTGGCTCGGCGACACCGGAGCATCGAAAGGCGGCTTGGCCTTGAACTCGATGTACAGGCCGAAATACCCACCGCGCGCCATCGGCAGCACCAGGTCGGGAACGCCGGCCTTCACGCCCTGCCCCTTCAGCTTGGCGCCCACGGCCTTGACCCGGTGCTCGCCGTTCGGCACGTGGTAGATCAGCTTGTAGGCCTGCGGGTAGCGCAGCTGCAGCTCCTGCATCAGCGCGGCCTGCTCCTGCCCCTCCCGATCGACGGGCTTGGCGCGAGCCGCTTTGGCCTTGAACGGGCGAAGGGCGGGTGCTGTCATGCGACTTCCTTGCGTGCGTAGCGGGCCGATAACGGCCGCTCGGATTGGCTTGGGGCCTTGGCCGGCGGCTGCCAGCTGGCCGAGAGGGTTTCGAAGCGGTTGTATTGGCCGAGGAAGGCAGCCCGGACGGTGCCGGTCTCGATGTCGCGGCCCTTGCCTAAAATGATCTCGGCAACGCCCTTGAACTCGCTGTTTTCGTGGTAGACCTCGTCGCGGTACACGAACAGGATCACATCGGCGTCCTGCTCGATGGCGCCCGACTCGCGAAGGTCGGAGTTCACCGGGCGCTTGTTGGGGCGCTCCTCGCACTTGCGGGAGAGCTGGCTCAGCAGCACGACAGGGATACCCAGCTCGCGGGCCAGCAGCTTGCAGCCGCGGCTGATGCTGCTCACCGCTTCGGTACGGTTGCCACCCTCGCCGTCCATCAGCTGCAGGTAGTCAATCATCAGGATGTCCAGGCCGTACCGCATCTTGTGCCGGCGTGCCAGCGAGCGGATCCGGCCCACCGTGGCGGCGGCGCGGTCGGCGATGAACAGGTTGGCGTGCTTCAGCTTGGCCGCCGCAGCACAAAGCTCGGCGCCATGCGACTCACAGGCTGAGCCGTTTTTGATCAGGTTGAGCGGAATTCGGCCTTCAGCGGCGACGGCGCGGTCAATCAGCTGGCCTTTGCTCATCTCCAGGCTGATGACCAGGCCGGACTTCTTCTGGCGCACTACAGCGTCCAGTACGAAGCCCATGGCCAAGGTGGTTTTGCCCATGGCTGGACGGCCCGCCACGATGATCAACTGCTCTGGCTGCAGACCACCGAGCTTCTCGTCCAGGTCAGTCAAGCCGGTCGACAGGCCGATCAGCGTCTCGCCGCGTGACAGCCGGTCGTGACGCTCCTGCCACACCTCCAGCTGGTCGGCCATCAGGTCGGCTGCCTTCACGACCTCATCACCATCACCGCCAGCGTCAATGCCCATGGCCGCCGCCTGCACGGCCGCGATCTTGTCTTGGATGTTGCCGCTGCCTTGCACGATCTCCAGGGTGCGGTCGCTCAGCTCGTACAAGGCGCGCTCAATGGCCCGCTCGCGAACGATACCGGCATAGGTGCCCGCGCTGGCCACGCTCGGGGTGTTGGCCACCAGGGATGCACAATGGCCGAGAGCCCGGTCGCCGTTGTGTAGCACGCCGATCTGATCGGCCACGGTCAGCAGGTCGACAGACTTGCCGGCAGCACGCAGCGCCAGGATGCCGCGGAATACCTCGGCGTTCTCCGCAAAGTAGAACGACTCAGGCGACAAGTCGTCGGACAGGGTGTCGATCAGTTCCGGGCGCTGCAACATCGCGCCCAACAGGCCATGTTCGGCCTCAGCGTTGTAGGGCTCACGCATGGTAATTGCCCTCCACCACCTTCACGAAGTTGGACGGAGCAATCAGCCAGTCGAAGGTGGCGCGGAACGGCGCAGCGCCGAACTTACCCGCAGCACGGCCCATCAGGAAGTCGGACCTGGCTACGTCGGCGAAGTACTCGGCCCAGAATTCGAGGCTCTGGTGAACAGCGCTTTGATTCCAACGAGCACGGAGTTGCTTCTTGCGCGCCTCGGACACAAGCACCACTGCAGGCAGGGCCGGCGAAAGCACTCGGTTGAACAGATCAACGATGTCCTGAACCGGGCAAGACGGGGAGCGCGGAACGCGTTCGCCATCAGGTGACGGTTCAATTGACGGTTCCTTTACGGTTCTGGGGGCATCTGGTGCCGGGGGGCATATCGTGCCGGGGGCATATGCTGCCGGGGTAATCGTGTACCAGGTGGACCGACCGAAACGCTGATGACTTTGTAGCAGGCTGGCCTCCTCAAGCCAGCGCAGCGCATTGCGGACAGCGCGCTCCGAAAGACATGTGCGGGCACCAATCGTGGCTACGGAGGGCCAGCACACGCCGTCGTCGTTGGCATTGTCGGCCAGGGAAATCAGCACAGCCTTCTGTGCTGGGCTCATGCCTTGCAGCGGCCAGCAGGCCGTCATAACTACCGTGCTCACGCCTCACCCCCGCACAGCGACGCCCGCAGGTGCTCGACACACTCCCGGCGGAGCGCGGCTTTCGAGGCATCTGCGTACTGGAGGCGAATCATTCGCGCGGCATGAAGTGCGGCGGATTTGTGGTAGGACTTCTGGTGCGAAACGGCCAAGGGTGCGGTGTTGCTTGCATCCATTGCAGAGTGCATAATCGACCTCGATGTTGTTTCAGAAGACCGCCCTGCCAGGCGGTTTTTTTATGCCCGCGATTCGGGCGTTATGGGTGTCCGGCGCATCCGTGGTAGCTTTTTGCTTCCACACAACAAGGTCCAAGGAGACCGGACATGAGCGATGAAAAAGTAATCACCCCTTTCGAGCTTGGGGTGCTTGCAGCAATGCAGCTTCTAGGCAAAGCGGTTGCGATGAACCCTCACCTGAACATTGAGGAGTTTCGAGCGGACGCTGAGCGTGTGATGGCTGCAATGCCGGACAGCCAAAAGTGGCAAGGTGGCGGCATCGGCCAGCACCAGGCAGCGCTGCATGCGATGCTTCAGGGAACTGAGAAAGTTCACCGATAGAAATTTGGGCGGCGAGGTAGGCGAGCTTGTCGTCTGCACCGCCGTCCACTGGAAACTGCTTGTCCATCTGCTCTCCCCTACTGGCTAAATTCACAGGTGTTTCGGCCATCTACTAGCTGTTTGCCGGCTGGTGGATAATTTCGATACACGGTCAGCCACCACAGCATTCGCGGATGGCATGGCCTACGCGACTTTCCGTTTTGAGTTTTTCTTGCTCGGTTTGGCCAATTCCGCATGCATCTGATCGATCGCAGTTCCGGCTACATAGCTCGGATTGCTGATCTGTCCGTTGCGAATACGGAAGACCGTCGAGATGTCGCATTTGGCACGCTCGGCAATGGCCTTGTAGGTCAGGCCTGAGCCAAGCAATGCATCCAGTTTGCTTGGAAGATCGGTAGCACTCATGGCTGCCTCCTTTGTAGATATGCACATATTCATGCACTGGTGCATATCTGTCAACGATGCGCCGTATTGCTCTATGCACTGCTGGGAGGCAGCATTGCACCTATGCATAAATCGATAGACAAAATTCTCGCTCAACTCATGGCCGAAAACGGCATATCCCAAGTTGAGCTTTCGAGCCGGACAAACGTCGGCCAATCGACCATTTCCAGGATCCTCAAACCGCACGGCCCAAAGGGGATAAAAGAGCCAACTGACAAGCAGGTCAGGCCCTTGGCTGACTTTTTTGGGATCTCTACCGATCAGCTGCGAGGGTACGAACCTGTTGGAGGCGTTGAGCCTGAGTCTGAAGATCGAGTCAGTCTATCCACTGCTGATATCGTCAAGCAGATGCTCGCCAAACATGGGAAGGGGCTTTCTCTCGACGCGCGCCAGAAAATTGCTGATGCCATAGAGGAAAAGTCCGCTGAGCAGGCCGCATCAAACGTGGTCACCGTCGATTTTTCGAGGCCAGGCCAGGTTGGGGATGAGGTTTGGATCGCTCACTACGACGTCCGGGCGGCAATGGGTGGCGGCCAAATCCCCCACGAATACCCAGAGATTTTGCAAGACATTAGGGTTAGCCCTCGGCACCTTCGCGAAATGGGCGTCACGTTCAAAGAGCACTACCACCTCAAGATGATCACCGGATGGGGTCAGTCCATGGCCCCTACGATCAAGGATCGCGATCCGCTCTTGGTCGACATCACCATCCGCGAGTTCACTGGTGACGGGATCTACCTTTTCTCCCATGACGAAATGCTCTACGTGAAACGCTTGCAGAAGAAAGGCAAGGATCGTTTCAAAATGATCTCGGATAACAAGCACCATGACCCCGAGGACATTCGTGTGGATGACACTCATATCCTCGCGCGCGTGCTGTACGTCTGGAACGGTCAGCCGGTCTAAGCCCAAGCCAAGAGGTTTGCCGCTGTCGTTGAGGCCCGCCAAGCGCGGGCCTTTTCAATTCCCATGAAAAAAATTATGCACCAGTGCATTGACACTGAATTTGCACTGGTGCATATTTTCTCCATGGAGGCGCTACCCAGCCCCTCGAAAGGCTCTCAAGCCACCGCTCTTTACACAACTCGGCGAAAGACCCACCAGGTGGGAAAGGTAGCTAGCACGCTCATAGGCAGGAGCCTCCCTGCGCGATGCCGTATCAACCTCGGATCCTGGTGGCAAACCATCAACCAATTACAGAGGAGAACCCTGGCCATGAAGTAGGTACCGCTTCACCAGCGAGGCGCAGCAAGCCTGAAGGCTACGCCCATATCTCTGACAGGCAGCGGCAAGTTGTGGCGTCGATGTCCCCGCGCATTGGCCGGTAACCCGGTAGCCCACCCGAAACGACGAATCACCGCTGATGCAGCATCCCCGGCCTGTCGCCAGTAGCGAGGCCGGGGCGGTTTCACCGATTGGCCTTGGCGACAGGACCAGACGGGAAATGAATCCTGACCGGGGTTAGCCGGCCGCTGGACTCCCAAGCGCATAAAGGGATAGCCCTTCCGCATGACGGGCTCAATGGTTGTGCGGTGGCAGCCGGAAAGACGGCCCGATCACCTGGCTCCCCATCACCAGGCTGCATCGGTGGAGCAACTGGTCGAGGACTACCCCGCCGCTCATGCGCATGCCGAAGCGGGTCGCGCTATGAAGCCAGTTGCTCCACCAATGCAGCCCACCGAGGACTCTTCATGGAAACGATCACTTGCGGCTCATGGATTGGCCAGCTCGGCAAGGCGCTGGCTCCCCGTGAGCTCGAAGCACTGTTGTGGGTGGCCCAAGGCCTCACCACCAAAGAAATCGCCCGCCAGATGGCGGTGAGCCCGGGCACCGTGGCAAACCGCATCGAGGCCGCTCTATTCAAGCTGGAGGCCGGGCGCCGCATCGAGGCGGTCACCAAGGCCATGCGGCAACAGATCATCAGCCCGCTGTGCATCGCCCTCGCGGGTCTCATCGCCATGCACTCGGTCATCAACGACAGCGACCCGATGCGCCGCGACCGCCGCGCGCCGGAGCGCCGCACCGCCCAAGTTCGAATCGTTCGCAAGGCCGAGGCCTTCGAGCTCCACGCCTGACCCACTGAGGACCACACCATGCAAGCAGCCATCCAACAAAGCCAGGCCAAACTCGCAGCTCTGCGCCAGGAAGTGATCACGGCCACCGAAGCCTTCCAAAGCAAGTCACGCTTCTTTGTCACGCAGAGCGGCAATGGCTGGGCTGTCGTATCGGCAAGCAACAACCGCGTGTACGGCCGCAACACCAGCTACGCGCAGGCAGTCCGCTATGCGCAGAGCCTGGAGCGCGCGATCGACGCCAAAACCATCCCGGTGGTGGCTGCCGTGAAGGTCCGCCAGGTCGGTGAAAGCGCCACGCGCTGGGTTTCTCTGTTTGCTTTGGCACTGGTCTTGTTGGCCGGGGCGGCGTCGTCATGAGCCGCGGGGTAAACAAGGTCATCTTGGTCGGCACCTGCGGTCAGGACCCCGAGGTCCGCTACCTGCCCAATGGCAACGCGGTCACCAACCTGAGCCTGGCCACCAGTGAGGCCTGGAAAGATAAGCAGACCGGTCAGAAGGTCGAGAGAACCGAATGGCACCGGGTGGTGCTGTTCGGCAAGGTCGCAGAGATTGCCGGCGAGTATCTGCGCAAAGGGTCGCAGTGCTACATCGAAGGCAAGCTCAAGACCCGCGAATGGGAAAAGGACGGCATCAAGCGCTACAGCACCGAGGTGCACGTCGACATCAACGGAACCATGCAACTGCTTGGCGGCCGGCCGGACAACCAGGGCGGCGGGCAGCAGCAGCGCCAGCCCCAGCAGCAACGGCAGCAGCAGCGACAAGCACCCCGTCAGCCTGAGCCCGACGACAGCTTCGATGACGATATCCCGTTCTGAGGTGACCCATGCCACTCGCAGCCATCCTCGACATGCTCCAACGCCGAAAGGAACTGGAGCGGCACCTGCAGCTGCTGTTCAACCGCAGCTGCCAGTGGGGCCGTGCCGAACGTGTGCGCGGCGCCGCTACCATCGAGAACCTGACTCAGCAGCTGTTCGAACTCACTGAACAGCTCGACGCGGCGCGCACCGCATGAGGCGGATCAACAACCTGGTCCGCCAGCGCCGGCGGCAAGAACAGTTCCACCTGCCGCCCAGCGGCCTAACGGAGCACCGATATGCAGAAAGTACCTTCTGGAGTGGTAACCCTGCCGGCCTGGATGAATCGGCCGGTAAAGAAGCTGTACAACACCCGCAGCGGCGGCCAGTACCGGCCTGATGATGTGGCCCTGGCCTTCGCGCTGAGCCTGAGGGTGCACGACAGCGCCGATCACCTGCGAAGGCTGGCCCGCCGCCTGGTAGACAAGGTCTGCCTGGAGCACCAGCCGAACATGAAGCGCCTGGCCCGCGAGCCGGACGACGCCAAGGTGTTCGACGCCGCGCTGAAGATCATCAACCGGGTATGCGACCTGCTCGACATAGGGCCGGGCACCACCTTCGTGCGCAATGGAGGCGATGATGGCTCTGACGCAGCAGCAGCGTGATGAGAAGCGCAGGGCCAAGGCCGCCAAGCTGCAGGAAGAAGATCTGCGCTTGAAGGTTCGACCAGGGACTAAGCAGGCCCTGCTGGAGCTGATGGAGTGGGCCGGGATCGAGGAACAGGGCGAGGCGATGACGCTGATGATTCATCACATCGAGGCCCTCGGGCATCACGCACTGTTCAGGATCACGCGCCACGAAATCGAGGCTCACCGAACTGTGGCGCGGAGTGAGCCGCTGCGGCTGTCAGCCAGGAAGCGAACTGGCCAGCATCTGCGCGCCATCTGTGGCTGGGCTGATGCTACCTACAGCCAGATGATCGAGGCGCTGATTCACGGCATCCGCGCACTGGGCAGGCTGCACGCGGCGAAGTTTCTCACCCCGCCGCGCCACGAGATCAGCATCTCGCCCCGCCTGGCCCTAGCCTTCGACCGGAAGAGCATGCTGATGATCCAGCAGAATCCTGGGGATGAGGTAGTCAGCCCGCCGTTCGCTCGAAGTACTTGACGGTCCAGTCCTGCGCCGCCTTAAGAGCGTCTTCTTTGTTCTGCCAGTCGCCACGCAGCGTGTAGATTCTTGCCTCGCTGTCTTCTCCATCCAGCTTGGAATCTATATCCACTCCACCGACTCGTCCTGTTTTCAAGTCCACTCGGTACGTGTACCTGAGCAGATGATCATGGTACCGGAATGCGTTCGCTGGATATTCAGGTCCATCAAGTGCAACAAACATCAGCCACCTCCTTGATCCGGCCCCATGCCGGTCACCCGTAATACCCCATCCCAAACCAAATTGCCACCATGCCGCATCCGGCCACGGAGGGCGGCGCCATGCATGGAGAAAGCCATGAGCGATACCGAAGCCAGCCCGAGCCTGGCAACCGGTCACCCGATGGACCCCGACACCTGGCAGGACTTCGTTGCCCGCCTTCGCCATCACTGCAACGGTCAGGGCG